CTCATTATGCCACCTCTCGCATTACTAAAATGATATCACGAACACGCTCACGGTCAACAGTGTCAGCACCGTAGCGCAAGAACTCTTTCTTACATTCTTTGTTCTTCAAGTAGTTAGTGAAGTATTGGTTAATACCTTCGACAATCTCTTCTTCGGTGAACTGAAACTCTTCACCGTAAACGCCGTCATCTTCTAAACTGTAGAAGTCTTTCATGTAACGGACAAACTCTTGTCCACGCTCTGCAATCTGGATAATTTCATTCAAGTTCATAATATATCTCTCATTTCTCATCTTACATATACATTATAAACGCAAAAAACCCTTTTGTCAAGGGTTTTCTGGTAAAAAAGTGGTAAAAATGTGGTTTTTTTTATGTCGCAACTGTCATATTATGTCGTTTTTGTGATATAGGTGACACAGACCTTGCGGTTTTAGGTTCTACGCGGACATCTGCTTCGGGTAGAACAAAATGACATTCATATTCTTCATTCGACCATTTCCAGTCATCTTCATACTTCAATACTGTAAATGAGTTTTGTTCGCCAAAGTTCATGAAAGCAACAGTAATCCATTCTTTTGTCATATCATCTGAAAATCTGGTAGGCATAATACGAACTTCTGCCGGTAACTTTTTACTGTCACTCTTTCTAGTCAACTCTACTATACGTCTTTCAATGTCCATGTCTACTCCGTGATATTAAATTGTAAATTTTCATGGTCTGGATAATTTACAACTACTGGTCCTTCTGGACACTCATAATCTATGTGTGCAAGTAATGTTGCAGTACCTGGCGGTATCATATGCTTGTGTTCATCATCAATAGTAAATGAGAACCCAAACTTATCTATCTTATCACTTGCAGGTCCTGAAAACTTTGCTATACTTGGTATTGCTCTATGCACCATATACTTACTGTCTCTTAATTCTAGTGTAAATCCAGTTACCTTACAATCATCTCTGTGCTTTTCTCTTGCTACGATAACATCAAATGTTCCATTTACAGGTGCATCAGTGATGGTAAAATACTCTGGTGCCCAAGTAAGAATATCTTTACTTGAGAACTTGTCCCATACTGTATACCCACCACCAAGCATTGCTAATGTTGCTGTTACAACACCAATACCTTTTGTAATATTTTCTATGTCAGGTATAATCATACAACTATTTATCCTTTCTGGATAAGACCCACGCGAGAAGACCCGCGCCTATACCTGTGACTACTGCTTCTGCCCAATCAGGTCCAAAGTGTGAAGAATGAACACTCAAGTCTGCTATAGCAGTGAGTATACCTGTTGCCCATATTAGTCCATACTTATTGTTTATTCTTTGATAATAACTAGCAATCACAACAGCGATGCCAGCGATTAGTCCAGTTTTACTTGCAGTAATAGCATGATTTAGAGAAATAACTGTCAAGTCACCTTGAACCATACACAACATACATGCCGTCCATGCTTCAGAGAATTTTTCTGCAAGGAGTTTTAGTTTCTTTATCATGTCGTTCCTCCTTGTGTAAACGACAATATTTATGCAAATATTATGCTAATTTACTTTTTCTTGTCGTTTTCTATTCTTCTATTTTCTTCAATATAGTCATGATGCACGATACCACTATTTGGTACTTTCCACTCTCTTCTCTTCTTAAACTTTTCCCATAGCGTATCTTCATCTTCACTTACAATTTTTTTGACCTGCTCTGTCTCATCCGTTCTTTCTGTTTCCTCAGAGATGGTATGAACCTCTTTAGTTTCTGGTTTACTCTCTTCAGTCTCTTCGGTATCAATGATCCCTGGTACTTGAACAGCATGTGCATCTACCTCCGTATTCTTCTTTTCAACAATACTATTCTCCACATCTTCTGACACTTCAGACTTGTCCTCAGACACAGTGTCCACTCCCTCGGATATATCGACTTCCTGCACCCTGTCTGTAGATAGTTCTGTAAAGTCTCCAACTTGCTCTGTGGGGACCGTGAATTTTTTCTTCTCATCTCTATGCTCTCTCAGTGATTGGTTCGCCGCAATCAGTAGTAGAACTGCTAATGGGTCGAACACAAAAATCAACAGTAAGATAACCCATCTCACTGCCTCATCAAAGTGGTCTTTCGCATCATCACCATAGATAAGTTCTGCGATATATTTGAGAGGTCCTACTTCTGCTTCAAGTGCAATCTGCTCTTTACTTAATACTAGTTTCTCGCCTTCTAACTCATCGATATTATTCTGCGCTTCACTGATGACTGCTTCTAACTCTGCTCTTTCTTCTTTCTGCGATTGACGAACAGCAATAGCACCTTCTGGTCCACGAATACGGTCAAAGTCCATGAGAATTTGAACTGCTTCATCCAACTGTCCAATAACTTTCGTGGCATCTGCTATGGTAGTTACTTCTCTTGTAATTTTCTGTTCAATTCTTTCGATTACAACAGTGTTATCACCAGTAGCAATTGTCTGGTCTAAGTGTGCTTTTGATAAGAAACCAAAGATACCCATGCTTGTGATGAATATGAGTACTACAACTGCAAGTGTCAAATACGACTTCAGTAGTAGTGGTGTTTTATTCCAGTTCTGATACAACCAAGATGCTGTGACTAGTTTTCCTACTTCTAGCACACCACCCATCAATAGAACAGGTAGTTTTGCGGCACTAAAGATAGCGGCAAGACCTAGTAAAGAGTATAGTGCGGCGATTGCTGAAATTGATAATGCCGACAATAGAGTAATTAGTGCTAGTGTCATAGACGGTCTATTCCTGCTTTGCAGATATAAAAAGCATCGACAATATCTGTCACTGGCGAATCCAGTGTGTCTTGCCCCATTATATCTTTTAACTGTAATATATATTTATGTTGTTTCAGAAATGCTTCATACATTGCTTCTTTATTAGCATTACCTTTATCTGTAGCATACTTCTTAACTTCTGCCGGCGAGATTGTACTATAAGTCATTTGATTACGATACAAACGCATCTTTAAAGCACCTGCGTTCTCTCCTATATGAAAGACACGACCTTTTGCGCCCATAGCATAATCTTCTATGAAAACATGATTTATTGCTTGCAGACCAAACTGAGCATCCTGTTTGCTCATACAACTCATCGCCCAACTAGAAATATTGTGATAGCGTTCTTCTGCACTATCCCATGGTTTATGAAGGTCACCATAGATGTTATTCCAGGTGCCTTCATATTTCTTTTTGGTTGTTAAGAAATAAAACTGACAGGTAAAAAATGAAACATCTTCACTAGGCGATATGCATATCGCTGGACTGCTTAGTGAATAGTCTATCCCTACATACATTTTATTTCTGAAATTGCAGAGAATATTGTCTGCCATTGTGTGTGAATTTTACAATGGAATGACTATATACAGTTTTCACTTCTTCTTCGTATCTTGTTTCTACTGTGCAAAATCTTGCAGGTTGTGCTTTTGCTTGACTGTTGTTGTGACCTATAATACCACCAATGACTGCGCCTACTGCACCACCATTGTCTACGTTCTTTGTCACGTTATTACCAATCAGACCACCAATGATAGCACCTTTGAGCATATCACCAGTCTTGTCGCCTGATACTGTTCTATCTGTACAGACTTCTACCTGATATGGTTTCTTAATGATGACTTGTTTGTTTACATCAGTCACCGTTTGAGCATTTGCTGTTGTTGTAAATAGTGCAATTGCACCAATCAAAATATACTTCATTATAAATCTCCTTCTTTCCTGTTTTCGCTAAAATATGCGTCAAACTCGCCTCCAGGATATCGACTTTCTAGTTTGAACACATTCTCTTTGATTACATCATTAGGGTCTAAATCCAATGCGCTACATGCATTAACCCAATACCAAATAATATCCCCCAACTCTCGTTTGAGGTGAAATATGGTGTCATCATCCAAAGGTTTTCCTTGGAACACACATTTCTTAATAATTTCATTGAATTCGCCTCCTTCACTTGATAGTCCGATACCTGCAGTCAATAATGTAGCAATATTGACTTTATTGTCCAACTGCATTAGTCTACCTTCTAAATTATGTAGACTTTTACTTTCAATACTTGTCACACTTGTCACAAACTTCTGATAATCATTTAATTTCATTATTCTTCATCCTCTTCAAAATCTAATTCACTTTCTACTTCGCCCCCACAAAAAGGACACGTTTGCACATCATAATAATCTTCATCCATATTATGTGATATCTTAAACTCGGCATCACAATGAGTACAAAAATATGTCTTCCCTCTCATAAGAACTCCTACAATTTGAAATCTTTAAATGTATCATCTGATACATCTTGCTTGATACCTCCAATGACATAGGATTCAATTTCAGTTTCTTGAGGTGCGTTCTGAAGTCCAGAACTATTCAACCAATGCATTGTCCACGGTAGTGGGTTGTCACCTGGTTTGATGCTAAAGATAGGGTCTAGACCAATTGCTTTCATACGCTTATTTGCTACCCACTCTACATAGTCTGACAGCAATTTCTCATTCAGTCCAATCATTGAACCATCTTTAAAAAGATACTGCGCCCATCTTTTTTCTTCATCTACTGCTTCTTTATATGCTTCATACATCCACTCTTCTTCTTCTTTGATTACTGAAAGCATCTCTTTATCATTTTCAGAGTTCTTAAAGTTCTTAATGATATGCTGTGTGATAGCAAGATGCTGACTTTCATCTCTCGCAATGAATGAGATAATCTTCGCACTACCTTCCATCAACTTCAACTCACCGAATGCAAATGTACATGCAAATGACACATAGAAACGAATACCTTCTAGAATATTCACCGTCACTAACGCACGCCACAACTTTCTCTTCAGTTCTTTTGATGAACCTTTACCTGTTACTTCGTACTCTCTCGCATAGTTCATAAAGTCATCATAGCACTTTGTAATGCTATCTGCTCGTTCCATGATGCGCTTGTCGTCAATGACAGTATCAAAGATTTCTGCTGGATCGGAGTATAAGTTCTTAATCATGTATGTGTAACTGCGACTATGAATTGTTTCCATAAAGTCCCATGTAATAATACAACCTTCTAGTTCAGGCAGTGAGCAGTGAGGTAGAAACGCAAGACATGGACCTCGTCCTTGCACACTATCAAGCAAAATCTGATACTTCAAATTAGATGTGAAGATGTGCTTCTGCTCAGGACGCAATTCGTTATAGTCATTACGGTCTTTCTGTAATGAAATCTCTTCTGGTCGCCAGAAGAAACCCAACTGCTTTTGCGTTAGTTTGTCAAAGACAGGATACTTAAATTCATCGTATCTTTGCATACCTTGGTCTTCGCCAAAGAACATTGCTTGTTTAGTAAAATCTACTTTATTCTTATTAAATACGCTTGACATTTCTTTCTCCTATATTGCACATGCGTCACATGCTTCATCATCATCGTTTGACTGTAGTGTAGCAGGTTGTGTTTCTGCAACATTGTCATGCCATCCTATTGAATGCGCTGGTTCGTCATCATCTTTCTTACCATCGTATGTATTTTGATAATAAGATGTTTTCCATCCATACTTATATGTTGTCAACAAATCTTGTGCCATAACAGACACAGGCACTTCGTTGTTCTCATAGTTTTCTGGATTGTACGACCAGTTGCCACTAATACCTTGGTCGAAATATTTTTGCATCATTGCTACAACTTTGATATACCCTTCGTTGCTTGGCATATCCCACAACAATGTATAAGCACTCTTCAGCGTAGAGTATTGCGGAACAATTTGTTTAAGAGTCCCTTTCTTTGATTTTTTAACGGACAAGTAGTCTCTCGGAGGTTCGATTCCATTGGTCTCTCCTGACACAACGGAACTGCTCTCTGATGGCATCTGTGCGGACAATGTTGAGTTCCTAAGTCCATATGCTTTGATGTCTGCCCTAAGAGATACCCAATCACGACTTAGTTTCCTGTTGCATATTTCATCTATTTCTTTCTTGTAAGTATCGATAGGCAGAATACCATCTGCATACTTTGTTTTATCGTAGTATTCGCACTTACCTTTTTCTTGAGCAAGTTTATTTGATGCTTTCAACAAGAAATACTGAAAACTCTCAGACAACTCATCTACTAGTTCCCACGCTTTAGGGTCATCATACTTGACTTTATTTCTTGCTAAGTAATGTGCTAGACCTATATATCCAACTCCTAAACTGCGCCTTGCTTTTGTTGACACTTCTGCCGCAACAACAGGATATCTCTGATAATCAATAATCTCATCAAGTGAGCGAACTGCTAAGTCGCACAAATCTTCTAAATCATCAGTATTCTTTAACTGTCCAACATTGATTGCAGATAAAATACACAATGCAATCTCACCTTGGTCATCATCAATATGCTGAATAGGTTTAGTAGGTAGTGTAATCTCTTGACATAAGTTTGACATATAAATTCTGTCTTTGAATGAACTATGAGTATTACAATGGTCAATGTTCATCAGATAGATACGACCTGTTTCTGCACGTTCTTTTAACAGACTGATAATTAAGTCTCTAGCAGAAATAGTCTTTTTAGGTACACTATATGCTCTCTCATACTTCTCATATAACTCATCAAACTCTTCTGTGCCGAATGCTTCATATAGACCAGGTACATCGTGCGGCGAGAATAGAGTAACATCTTCGTTCTTTAGAAATCTTTCATAGAATAATTTCGACAACTGAATAGAGTAGTCGAGTTTACGCACACGATTATCTTCAGAACCTTTGTTGTTTTTCAGTACTAGAATATCTTCAATCTCTTTGTGCCAGATAGGAAAGTGTGTAGTAGCAGAACCACCACGCACACCATTCTGTGTGCAACATCGTACAGTTGCTTCAAACTTTTTTAAGAATGGGATAACACCAGTATGTTGAACTTCTCCATCTCTAATCTTTGAGTTAATACCTCTGATACGTCCTGCGTTGATACCGATGCCTGCTCGTTGAGACACATAGTATCCGATAGCACTATCAGAATTGAAAATAGAGTTAAGAGTATCGTCAACGTCAACAAGAACACAAGAAGCGAATTGGCGTATCGGTGTACGAATGCCCGACATGACTGGCGTTGGGATGTTAATTTTGAATGTCGATATTGCATTATAATACCTCTTAATATAGTTCATTCTAGTTACTTTAGGATACTGTGCAAACAAAGTAGCGGCAATAAGAATGTACATAAATTGTGGTGTCTCAAATACATCACCATTGCTTCTATCCTGTACAAGATATTTGTCAACGACTTGTTGCAGACCAGCGTAAGTAAAATCTAAATCGCGCTTATGATTGACCATATGATTAAGTGCTTGCCACTCATCTTCATTGTAGTAAGTCAATAGTTCTTTGTCATAAACACCACGGTCAATGTTGTGCTTTAC